CTCGGTAAGTACATACAAGCACTGGAGAAAGCCAATCTATCGCAAGCTGATATGACCTTCTACCTTGAGGCAATTGCATCCGATAGCACGTTGTTACAGAAGGTTTTTGCCAACAACGGAGCCGAACTGGATCGGCTGTCAACTAAGATCAGAGACGCCGGCGGCGTTATGGACAAGGAGATGGTTGATAAGGCCAAGGCGGCTAAAGAAGAATTTTCCTTGGCGTCTGCAGTTATTAACACGGAGTTTGCCGTTGCCTTGGGCGATCTGACGCCGCTGTTGAAGGATGCGGCGCATTTTATTGCGCAAGTTGCATCTGCCATTGGCAAATCCCATAACGCGGTTCGCAACTTCTTTAGCGAGATCGATGAACAAGATATCCGTGCGCGGATAAAACGCATTGAGAAGCAGATAGATGATACCCTCGAAAAGCGCGGCGGTCAGCCTGGAACGCCGCAACGCCTGAAAGATATGCTTAGCAACCGCCGCCGGTTAGAGGATTTCCTGCCAAGCGAGCATGACGACGATGGCACTGTTGGTATTCCGGCGGCGCCAGATCGACCGAAACCGCCAAAGCCGCCTAGCAGCAGGGTAAAAGCGTCGACAGCACCCGAGCGTGAAGCCGCAGAAAAGCGACTAGAGATGCTACGGAAAGGCCAGCTTGCCACTCTGCAAGCCTATGCCGATGCGGTGGCAGAGGGCGAGGAAGCAGCCGCCAAGATGGCTGCAAATCATGTTGAGCGCCTGCGAGATGTGCAGGCAGCTTATGATAGCGTGCGCGGCTCCATTGATCCGCTTTATTCGGCGTATCAGCAAACCGGCCAAGCCATTGTCGCTGTCAATGACGCGCTGGCGGAGGGCATTATCACCGAGCAGCAGGCATCTGCTGATCGCGAGCGGTTGATTGGGCAGTTAAAACAAACGCAAGATGAACTCAGCGGCATGAAAGATTTGATGAATTCGCTAGAGCAATCAATCTCCACGGCGTTCGGCGAATTCATTACCGGATCGGCATCGGCTGGGGACGCATTCAAGCGCTTGGCCTCCACTATCATTCAAGAGTTAATTCGGATTGAGATTCAAAACGCCAGGCTTGGCAAGGCCAGCCTGATCGGCTCGCTGTTCAAGGGCATTGGCGGGTTTCTCGGTGGCTTAGGCGGCGCGGGTTATGGTGCTAGCGCGGCGCTTGGGGCAAGCGGCGCTGGCGTTATGGCAAGCGGTGGGTTTGTTCCGTTCATCGGTCCGGGCATGGCTAAGGGTGGCGTGTTGGATCGGGGTAAGATTAAACCATTTGCGAAGGGCGGCGTCATCAACCGCCCAACGCTTTTCCCGATGGCGAAGGGCGCAGGCCTGATGGGTGAGGCCGGCCCGGAAGCAATCATGCCATTGACGCGCGGGCCAGACGGCAAGTTGGGCGTCGCTGGCGGCGGCGCTAGCGTGAATGTGAATATTATCAATCAGGCGGGGGCAGAAGTCGACACGCGCCAGAATGGGCCGGATATTGACGTCATCATCCGTAAGGCCGTGGCGTCCGATATTGCAGGCGGTGGGCAGATATACCGGGCCATAGGCCAGCGGTTCGAGGCCAGCACACGGTTGAATAGGAGATAAGCAATGGCGACTTGGCCAGCCAGCCTGCCGCAATCCATGGAAATGGATGTATCTGACAAAATGCAAATGGCGTTTCTGCGAACCGAAATGGACGCGGGGCCGCATAAGCAGCGCACCCGGTTTACGGCGGCGGCACGCTACATCAGCGGCACCATGGTATTAAGCCAAGCGCAGCGGCAGACCTTTGACGCCTTTTACACGGCGACGTTGGGCTATGGCGCGGACTCGTTCACTTGGTACGATCCGGTTGACGGCGCGGTGGTGGATATGCGGCTGATAGATACGCCGGACTTCCAAGCCATTCGACACGGCGGCACGGGGGTCACCGGCAAGGCGTTTGGCCATTGGCGTGTTTCGCTGGAGCTGGAGATCCTGCCGTAATGGGTCGCTCGCTCACAACCGCCCAGCTCCAAGCGCTGTTCGCGCAGTCCACCAGCAAGGTTTTCCTGGCGCTGCTGGATCTTGACCACAGCGATTTCGCATCGGGCGATTACCGCTTTGTGAACAACACGGAATCGATCACAAGCAATGGCACGGTCTATACGCCCTTCCCATTCGCAGTCGTTCTGCCGGATGACAACGAGGACAACGGCCCGCAAGGCCGGCTTGCGGTTGGAAACGTAGATCGAACCATCATCGACGATCTCCGCTCGATCAGTGGGAGTGAGCGGATACAGGTGACGATCCAAATCATTATGTCAGATGAGCCGGATACGCCGCTGGCGACGTACAATAATTTTGAATTACGCAACATCGACTATGATGCTTTTACGGTCACTGGCGATCTTTCTCTGGTTGATTTTCTCAGTGAGCCTTTCCCCAGCGACCGCTTCACACCGAACTTCTTTCCTGGCCTGTTTTGATGAACCATTGGTCGGCCCAATATGTCGGCATTCCGGCAAAGCTGCTGCACAGCAGCCGGGATGGGTGCGACTGCTACGGACTGCTGCGGCTAGTTTATCGCGAAGTGTTCGACATTCAGCTTCCTGAGCATCGGGCGCATATTGCCAAGGCATTGCGCGGCGGGGAGATCCCCGCGGAAGGCGAGATCCAGAAAATAACCGAGCCCACCGACGACCCGCAGGATGGCGACGTTCTGCACATGTGGGCGGTCCAGAACGGCAGGCGAATGGCGAACCACGTGGGCATTGTTGTGCAGAATCCGCACAAAATCCTGCATTTGCAGGAAGGCTCCGACTCCTGCATTATGGACATTCGCCGGCCTGAAAATGCGTGGCGACCGATCCAATACTATCGGAGGCCGAATAGGTGACGCCGGAACTCTCTACCTATCGCGTTGTCGCGGTCCCAAATCCGTTTCGCGAGGAGCGGGTAATTTTCGATTGCCCGTCATCCAAAAGCATTGCCGGAGCGATTGAGGAAATCGAAGCCCGGAAATATCCAAGCACCAGCTACACCGCCTGGATCGGACCGCATGAAATCCGGTCGGATAAATTCAACCGTATTTTCCCGAACGGTGGCACGACAGTTTATCTGAAGGCGCAGTTGCATATACCAGCGGCTCCCTTTGTTCCGTTGCTTGGGGTGCTTGGCGCAAAGATTTTTGCCGCCGTTTTGACGACAATTCTTACTTCGGCACTCAGCTTCCTTGTGAATATGCTGTTTGCGCCGTCGCCACCTGAGATTAGCGCGCCGGATCGACCAAATGAGGCAACGGTTTATGATATCCGCGGCGCTCGTAATCGCCCAAAACGCTATGGAGTGGTCCCTCGCCCACTCGGCAAATCGCGCTATGTTCCGCCGTATGGCGCAAATCCCTACACCGAGATCGTCGGGAAAGATCAGTATCTGCGTATGATGGTCGTGTGGGGTTACGGCCCGCTGCGGGTGACCGATATCAAGGTCGGCGACACTCTATTAAGCAGCTATGATGATTATGAAATCGAAACAATACCTGGCGATCCCGGCACCGACGTTGACTCTGTGCTGTATCCGAATGTTGCCCGCCAGGAAGATCTTAGCATCGAACTTTCACTTGATGAAAATGGGGCTGGATCTTTCACGGAACGCACAACGCCCATTGACACGGATGAGATCGGCGTCACCCTAACGTGGCGTCAGGGGCTGCTGCACGTCACAGATCGCGGCGACTATGCCACGAACACCATTCAGATAACGATTGAATATCGCTCGACCAGCGCCGCGAGCGGCGATCCTTGGACCAGACTCGTAAACGCCGAAATCGTGTCGGCCAATACAGTGCAACCCTATCGCAAATCCTGGCGCGTGGCAGTTGATCGAGATGCCTACAATGTGCGCATTAAGGCGGACAATCCATCCTATGACGGCAACAACGACCGCTATGTCCCGACTTGGACGGCGCTGCGATCTTTCCAGAACGCCGACCCCGTCACACTTCCGGGGCTTTGTTATTCAGTGATTCGCGTTCGCGCGACCGATCAGCTAAATGGCGTGCTGGATCAAATCAACGGGATCGTGGAAGCCGAAATCCCAATGTACGACCCTACCGCGGACGATTGGGATACCGTCGGTTACAGCCGCAACCCTGCTGACATCTTCCGTTTTGTGCTGACAAGCGGGCAGAATGCCAAGGCGCTTAGTGCGGCGGCTGTTGACGATACGCGGCTGGCGGAATGGTGGAGTTATTGCGATGCCAACAGCTACACCTTCGGTCATGTTATCGACTACGAAACGTCAGTCCGAGATCTGCTGGTGCAGATCGCGCAAGCGGGTCGGGCTAGCATAAGCGTCGTGGACGGGCTGTGGGGCGTCGTTATCGACAATGTGAAATCGACGGTCACGCAGCATTTTACCCCGCGCAATTCATGGGGCTTTACGGGGTCTAGGCTTTTCCCCGATCAGCCACACGCACTTCGGGTTCGCTTCGTCAACGAGGATGCCGAATATCAAGTGGACGAGCGGATCGTTTACGATGATGGCTACACCAGCGCGAATGCTACGTTGTTTGAAAGCCTGGAACTGACAGGTGTTCAGAATGCCGATCATGCCTACAAGCTGGCGCGCGAATATCTGGCTATCGTGCGGCTACGCCCCGAGATCTTCACCTTTAAGGCTGATCTGGAACATCTGATCTGCGTCCGGGGAGATCGCATTCGGCTCAGTCACGATATCCCGAAAATCGGCACTGCGTTTGGCCGTGTAAAAAGCGTGACCGTTACCGGCTCAGATCAAGAGCTTACGCTTGACCAAGAGGTCACGATGGCGGGCGCGCTAGATCATGTAGTGCGTTTCCGGCTTGCTGATGGCACAGATGTTCTGCGCAACGTCCTGTATGTGCCGGGGACGACCACCACTATCGGCCTCAATCCCGCTGACATCGACACAACTGCACCAGAGGTTGGCGATCTTTTCATGTTCGGGGTTCTGGATAGTGAAACTCTGGATCTGATTGTTCACGCTATCGAGCCTACCGATGACATGAACGCAACGATAACGGCGATGCCCTATGCTCCCGAAGTGTTTAATGCGGCTACAAGCATTCCTTCTTACACGTCGGTTCTTAGCGCCGGCAGCACGCGCGCCTATCAAGGCCCGACAACCCCAATTATTGACGAGATAATTTCGGACGAAACCGTCTTGCGGCAGACCGCAAACGGTGAATTCGTCCCGACCATCTTGGTGCAGTTCCGTCCTGGCGCTGTTGACCCGGCGACTTCGGGCTATCGCTCGACAACGACCACGGCTTATCGTGTGCGCTGGCGTGAATATAATACGGATGTTGATTTTCAATACTCGCCGCTTTTGACCGACACAACGTCCTGGCTGATTGACGACGTTATTGTCGGTCAGGGATACGATATTGGCGTGCAGGCTATTGATGCTGCTGGCGCGACTTCGCAATGGCGAACTGAAACAAACCATATCGTCACCGGCACCATCAATCCTCCGACTGCGATTGATAGTTTGCTGGTCAAAAATATCGGCCCATTCACCTATGCCGAATGGGTCTATTCCAGCCCGCCGGTTGACCTGGTAAACTTCGAGTTGCGTTATCATCCAGATCCAGACGTAACCAACTGGTCACAAATGACTCCACTGGGTCCGTTGCTGCCCCGATTGGTGCGCTCTTTCGCCGTGCCAACACGCAACGGAACCTATGCGATCAAGCCAATAGATGTTAATGGGGCTCGATCATCGACTGCGGTTTATGCCAACAGCACGGTTGAAGATCCTGAAATATACAACACACTCCAGACTGAAACTGAAGACCCCGGCTTTGCCGGCACCAAGACGACAACGACGGTCGACGGCTCTACGCTAAAGATCGCCGCGAACCCCGACGGCACTTACCCCAGTTTGGGCTATTATGAGTTCCAGAATGAGGTTGATCTTGGCATTGTCACGACAACACGAGTGTCACCGAGCGTAACGGCTGGCGTTGATGCCAATCTTGGCTTCATGTCGGACTGGACGACACTTGCTTCTGTAGCGACTCTTGGTGGCAACGTTGATCCAGATCAAGTCAATGTCGAGTTTCAGGTCGCTTTTAGCATGGACGACAACGGCACGCCTGTTTACGGCGACTGGAAGGCGTTATCAGCAACCGGCGAGTACACGGCTCGCCATTTGAAATTCCGGGTCAAGCTGAGTAGCCTGGAGGAGAACGTCACGCCTACTATTACGGCGCTTTCCGTTGATGTCGAGGCTCCGAACATCTATCAGACCGGGGATGACATAACAATCGGAACGGCGGCGGCGTATGCTGTCACTTTCAGCCCAGCCTTTTATGCGCTAAAGTCTGTGACGGTGACCCCGCAAGACATGGCAACGGGAGATTATTTTACCGTTACCAGCAAAAGCCGAACCGGCTTTACGGTTTCGTTTTTCGACAGTAGCAACAATCCACTGGACCGCACGTTTGACTATGTAGCAGTCGGCTATGGCCGTGAGAGAGGCACCTAAATGAGCCAGTATGATTTTGGCACAATCAATGCAAGCACCAAATCAGGCACGGCGCTTGCGTCCGATCTGAACTCCTGGCGGTCTGCGCTGCACAGCCTCCACTCTGGCAGCAGCCGGCCAAGCTATGCCGTATCCGGCATGATGTGGATCGACACAACTTCTACCCCGTGGGTTTTGAAGCTGTATGATGGAAGCGGCGACATCACGCTTGGCACTGTAAATGCCTCGACCAACGTGGTTGAGTGGGTCATCAACAATAGCTTTATCACCACGGCTCGCATCAACAATCTTGCTGTTACCGCGGCCAAGGTGGCGAATGCCACACTGACCGTGGCCAAGTTTGCAAATAACACGGATGGCGCTCTGCTCTCCTGGGACGCTTCCGGCGTTGCGACGGTTATAACCCCCGGCACGGCTGACTATGTGCTGAAGTCAAACGGCGCTGGCGCGTTGCCTTCCTGGCAGGTTGAAGACGGCGGCGCGATGAAGCTGCTGTCCACGACTGATGTGGCTGGATCGCCAGCAACCATTGACATTACAGGCTTTGACAGTAGCGCGTACGACATTTATTCGATCCGGTTTGCAAACATTCGCAGTACCCAAAATACCGAATTTCGTATGCGCACCAGTGCAAACGGCGGTTCTACTTTTGACAGTGGCAGCACCAACTACGTTTGGGGAGGCTCCTCTACGACGTCAAGTTATTTGGCCGTATCGGGCGGTCAAAGCGTTGGCAACGGATCAGATGAAGGGATTTCGGGCACCATCACGCTGTATTATCCACATCTGGCCTTGCCCTCCTATGCAGCCTGGGAAATCGTCGGTCGAACCTCGTCTGGAGCTATTTTTAGTAGTCAACTCGGGGGGTGTCGAGATGCCAGCGCAGCGGTAAATGCCGTTCGGCTTTATTTTGGTGCCGGCACCTTCGGAAACCAAGGCACAATAAGCCTCTACGCCATCAAGAACAGTTAGGACAGGACATGGCCACCAAACTGATTATCGAACGCAATGCGACAACCGGCAAAATCAAGGAGTCGCTGGTTCCACTATCCCCTGCGGAGGAAGCCGCAATTGCTGCGGAACAAGACGCCGCCACCACAGAGGCCGCTCGGCGCGCCGCGCTAACGCCTGAAGGCAAAGCCGAAGAAGATATGCTTCGGCCACTGTTTGACGACGCCAACAGCGGGCAACTAAAGCTACTGAAAGCGCTCGCCCTGACATTGTTGGACGGGCTGAATCAGGAGCGGGCGGCGCGTGGCGTTGCAAAAATCTCGCCTGCGCAATTACGAGCCGCCGTGCGGTCCAAACTTGGAGCATGGAGCAATGACTGATCGCATGATTGCCAGCGGTATAGTTTTTTGCTACAGATCAAACGTCAAATAGGAGGCGCAAATGGCCGTCACGATCACCCTTTTCAACCACACCGCCCAGTTGTTCGCGAGCGGCGCGAATAGCAGTAGCGATAGTTACAAGATCAAGCTGTACAGCGCGCTGACACCGGACGTGACTGATACGACGCTCGCTGAAGTCGATGCTACCGGTACCGAGGCAACCGCCGGCACCGGCTACACCGCAGGCGGGCAGGCTCTGGCCAACGTCGCGGTGACGACTGTCACGACGAATGACGCAAAATTCGACGCTGACGACGTGACATGGACGGCATCCGGTGGATCTATCGCCGCCGCATATGGAGTCATCTACAACGACACCGACGCCAACGATCCGCCGCTTGCATATATCGATTTCGACGGCACGCAAACGGCGACAGACGGTGCCGATTTTAAGGTGACGTGGAACGCGAGCGGCATCTTTACGTTTACTTACACCTAGGACTGAGCCGCGCTGATGGTGAAATTAGTCAACCGCGTCAAGGTGGGCACGTCCAGTACCGGCACGGGCACGATTACCTTGGGGTCGGCCCTGGCCGGGTACCAGACGTTCGCCGCTGCTGGCGTCAGCGACGGCGACGTTGTGCGCTATACCATCGAGGATGGCTCGGCCTGGGAGATCGGCACTGGCACATACACGGCATCCGGCACGACGCTCTCACGCACTCTGCTGGAAAGTTCTACCGGCTCGCTGCTCAGCCTAAGCGGCAGCGCCACGGTCTTTGTCACGGCGGCGGGCGAGGATTTAGGCGGGCTGGTTTTGCTGGCCGTGGAGACGGTTACTACTGCCGTTTCCGCCATCGATATTGATATCCCTGCCGGATATACTCGATTTAAGTTGTGTATTGATGATCTGACAAACAGTGTATCTTCGACCGGCGCACAGACGCGAGTTACGCTCTCAACTGACGGCGGAAGCACGTTCATTTCTAGCGGAGATCATAAGATTGTCACTCAGGGGTTGTCTTACGGATCTACCAGCGTGACTTGGACTTCTACCACTGGCGTCGCGTTTATGCTTGCGATCCAGGCGACATTCAGCGGCACAAACGCGCCACAAAGCGCCGTCTATGAGATCACCGTTTCAGATGATGTGTTCGTGATGCAGGGCTTTTATGATTTTGACGATAGCGCGGCATTTATCAGCAACCGCCGCGAGATGACTGCGCGGGTAGATACGATCCGGATTAGTCAGCATTCCGGCAACATCGCAACGGGCAAGGTGCGGTTGTTCGGCTATCGGGAGACGTTGTGATGGCAACGGTTCTAAAAAACGGGCAGATTCTGGAGGTTCCAGATTGGAGCCTGCCGCAGCTAATCCCTACAGCCGATATGGTTAAGCAGGAAGCGAGCCGCCGTATCCTTGCCATTGCACCTGATTACCGGCAGCGCAATCTCCTGGCCCGCTCGGTTGAGCTCCTGCGCATTGGCGAGGCAAACCTGACGCAGGAGCAGCGCGACGAAGTCCTTGCGATGGAACTTATCTGGGAGACAATCCAGATAATCCGGGCGAAGTCCGATTTGCTCGAGTCAATGCAGCCGATCCCGTCGGATTATGCCGCCGATAAATACTGGACCTAATTCATGCTAGGCTTCGC